TGGAGAAGCGAGGGCTGATAGCTCTCCGAGTTCTCCACTGCGGGCGGCGCGGTCACTGGTTGGGTGCCGAGTGAGCGATGTCAAGGGCACCATTATGCTGACCGGTGGTCAGGATAATTACAGTTCTCTGACTTGCGTTTACCTCTCGGCCTTCGGAGCGATTGAATCGCTAGGACTGCCTCGTTGGTGATAGTCATGGTGCCGCTCTCACGCTTTGCCACGGTTACGCGGTTCACACCGAGCATAGCGGCAACCTCGGCTTGTGTGCCGAGGCGCTCACGAATGGCTTTGTATTCGGCGGAGGTCATCGCATTGCGTGCAGAATATCAAACGTGATGCGAACCCACACCAGAAAGCACACTGACAGGACAGCAAACCCACACCACCAAAGAATGCGTTTTTTGAGTTTGCTAGGCGCATTGATTTTACGGAGCGCAGCGTTATACCTTGCGCTGATTTGCGCCGGTGTTGCTGGTATTTCTCCCAAGTAACAACAAGCGATATGGGGGCATCCTAGCTTGCCATCTAGTGGATTTATTCCCATTCCATTGCCGCACGACGGGCATTCCAAGGCATTACTTGACGGCTTCATAGTAGGCGGCGGCTGATTCTGCGGAGACATAAAGTGGATGCTCTGGCATGCGCGTGCGCTGAGTCTGCTCGTTGAGCATTTCAGTTGCCCGCTCATAGCGAGCGGCAGCTTCCGCGAACTGCGGTGATTGTGTGCCGTGGTCGGCTTGAGCGTCTTGCATCGCTTCATCTGCTCGGCGGCGCATACCGCTGATTGCAAGGATTGCTTTTTGGCGTGAGATGGTGAGTTCTGTGAATGGGATGATGCTCATAATGTTTGATTTGGTCACGCCCTATTATGTAGCATAAAGCTACACGGCACAAGTTCTATTTGAAGATTTTTCACCAACGTCAGAGAACAATGAGATGCAGTCCAACTCGCTAAGGCTCGTGGCTGATCTCAATCGTTCTGCGCCCAGCTCTTCGTAGATTGCTTCGAGCACGTCGTGGTGTCGCTCATGATTCGGATGCTGGTTGCGCCCCGCCAGTGGCAGAGCGTGATTCGCTCTGATTTTCAGGCTGATTGTACATGAGTTGGAGATGCTTTGTGACGCGGGCAGACACTTCCTCCGGTGCTTGGTATGGCTTCGGCCCGCTGTCAGTTGCTACCTGCTCCAGGTTCAGACCGTAGAGTTTGGCTCGCTGGTCGAGTGCTTTGAGGCGGACGGCGAGCATTTGCGGCGAAGCGGGCATTTCCACGACGGTTGCCTTGCCGGTTTCGTCAACCATCTCGGCGCGGGAAAAGGTGGCTTCAATGGTGGCCTGCAAAACGGCGTTGGTTTCCTCGCGCATCGCTGCTGCTCGTTCGGGGGTGGTGGGTGCCGCTGCCGCAAGATCGGCCTGCATGGCGACCCAATGCCGCCGCACGCCCTCGTAACTCATACCCATGATGGCTGCCACGTCCGCCATCGAGCGGCCTTGGCGGCAGTAAAGCTCAAAGATCACCAACTTGGTGCTCATACCCAGCGCTTTGAGCTTAGCGAGCTGCTTGCGAAGGGCTGGAGGCATGTTGGCAAGGGTGGATTGACTGCCAGCGTTCAGAGGCTTGAACGGCCCCCCAGCTCCGGGGCGCTTGCCACCCATGCGCGACTTGGGAGCGGGCGGGATAACATCGGTGCTCATGGTCGTGTGGTGTAGCTGGTCGCTGCGTCGAGTGTTTCAATCACAAGACTTGCAAGGGTCTTGTCACCATCGCGGCGCTTTTTTGCGAAGCGCGTGTAGTGGTTTTTGCGGTCAGCGTCCACACGGACGTTGATGATGGCGGAGGCGGTAGCACCACGCTTGGGGGGCGCTCCGCGTGTTGGTCCTTGGGTATTCATCCGGCGGGCTGTTGGGTGATGATTGACCATGCCACGCACCGCTCAATATCGCCGAGCATGAGAGTATCATCCCGGCTAAGTGTGGCGATGCCAGGCATAAGGACGATGGCAAGCCAGGGATAGCCAGCCGGTGCGTCTGGGAGAGGTGTATTCGGCAGGCAGGTGCCCCAGATGACGCCAGCTTCTACGCTGGCTTTCCAGGCCAGCATGGCAAGCGCGACAGGCTCGCCTGTGGCAGACAGCAGGCGGAATGAGCCGACTCCTGCCGACTGCCCCATGTTGCCCGCTGGGATGTCGAGTCGGATTGTGGTGCCAGGTAGTGTGTGCGTGCCAGGGCGGAGGATCAAGGGCGCGAGGAGATCGAGCGCTTTTTGATCCACCTCACCCCGCGTTTGCAGGGTGAGGTGGCCAGTTTGGACGGTGTAGTGGTGGAGAGTCATGGGATTAGGCGTTGCAATCGACAAGTGTCGTGGTCTCAATCAGGGCATCGCGCTGCGCTTTGCTGAGCGACCAGCGCTCAATGGCACGGCTCCCATTGTCGTTTTCGCTGTCTTCTTCGGATTCCCACAGGATGCAGTCGCCGGAATCGTGCAGCCACAAATAGGCATCTTCACCAGCGCCGTCTTTGGCAGACTTGATTTCCGCAATGATTTCCTGGCACTGATCAATCGTCTCGGTGAGTTCGTCGATCTCACTCTGATCGACTCCATAGTTAGCGGCCTCGTTCCTGAGGATTTCCCAAGTCTCCATGTCTTCGAGCGCTTGCTCGACGGTGGGGAGTTCGATTTCGACGACTGATTCGTCAGACCATTCGATTTCGTCTTCGTCATTTAGCGTGGCCTCGCGGCCATCACTGCTGTCGATGTAGGAGCCCGCGCCATAGTCGCCACTCAGAGCGCGGCGGGCGTAGTCGTGGCAGTCGTGTTGCTTGCTCCAGCCAGGGCCAGGGCCACTGGTGGAGAATGAGGGGCCAATGATTCCGCTGGCAATGCTGTCATGCTCGCGGGCAATTTCTTCGATGGCATCGGCGATGCTGCTGACGTTGAGCTTGGCGAGGGTGTGGATACTGATTTTCATGAGCTTGTATTCTTTGCTGAGCTGCCGGAGACGCCGGGACGTTGTTCCGTCTTGGAACGAGCAGAGAATTGCATGGGGTGTTAATTGTGTCAACACAATTTTACAAAGAAACTTTTATGGCAAACCGGGCACGGTGCAAGGAGGCCGGTGCCTGAGTTCACGAGGATCTGGCGTTTACCGAGGCAGCGCCAGCAGGTCTTAGCTGGCATGCCGTTGCTGCCATTCGGCGAGGACGGCTGACACGGGGCGGCCATCGCCATCGTTGAGCCGGCATTTGCACGCGGGAAGGTCGCACTCGATGTAGAGGCACCCAGGCTCGTAGTTGAGTCGTGGCCGTTGGTTATTGGTCCGGCAGGGAGGGGCATGGGCATTGAATTGGAGGCGGATTCGCTCATAGTCGGTCATGCGATGAATGGTTTGAGTTTGGCGAGGGCGGTAATGGCTTCATCGCGGGCGTCCCACATCTCTGAAGCCTCTTTGTTGATGTAAAGCAGGTGCTTATGCGCGCGGGTTGGTGTTCAGCGGGAGGCGCGGATTGGTCGCGTGTGGGCATAGTAGGGTGTGGCAGGTTGTGGTATTCAGAATTTATCGGCAGCTTGCGTTGCATAGTGGCAATGAGCTTGGCGAGCTTGCGGCCAAAGGCTCGCTCGCTGGGAGGTGGGGCGACGATTGGGTGAGGAATGGGCTTCATGGCTCGCGGAATTGAAAGATGGAGCCGAGGAAGTTCAGCGGGAGTTCCCAATGGCGCTTCCCGCCACGGTTTTTCTCGCACCACAACAAACGCTTCTCGTCGTTGAAGCCCGTCTCAGTGTTTTCATCGGCAAACTTCTTTATCATCATCACCTTATCGGCGTCCTGACCGATGGCCCGTGACTCGCGGAGCTTGCCGCCGTCGTTGAGCTGGGAGGCGGTCAGGATCACTTTGCCGCTTCGGCGGGCGAGCCGCTTTTGCCGGCGGCTGATGGAAGCGAGCACGCCCTCGCGGGTGTCGGACTTTCGAGCGGAAGTGTCCTCCATGAGTTGCAGGTAATCGACGACCACAACCTCGGCGTCACTGCGCTCAATGTCGGCAAAGATGTCCGTGGCGGTGGCGTCCTCCACATCCACCAGCTCAATGTTGCAGTGCCGCTTGATCTTGGCGCAGGAAATTGTGAGCGCCTGTTGCTCGCCGTTGGAGAGCACCCCTCGGTAAAGACTGCCATTGTCAACACGCGCATGCGAGGCGAGCAAACGAAGGGCTTGCTCGTTGTGGGGCATTTCGAGCGGATACCAGCGTATTTTGCGGCCATCGTCTGCCGCCGCTTCGGCGAGGTTTTGGATGATCGTGGATTTACCGTCTCCTGGCTCGCCAGCGAACACCCATACTTGCCCTGGCATCATCCCGCCCGTGTGGCGGTCAATGGTCGCAAAGCCCGTGGTAATGCCCGGAATCCGGCCTGGGTTGGCGGCTCGCTGCTCGATCTCGGCCAAAAGGGGGTCGATGACTTCGCGAAGCGCAAAACTTTTGAGCAGTTGCCCAGGCATCTTACCGGCCTCCTCCATGATGCCCTTGATCTCGTCGAGGGTTTCCGCCACCTGCCCATCCCTAGCCTCAAAGAGTCGGTTGAGGCTGCGAGCATGAGCTTCGATGTGCTTGCGCTGGCTAAATAACTCGCGCAGCGTCGCGAGGTAGAAATGGAAGTGCGCCGGGATCGGCACGAAGGCGAACAGCTCGGAGATAGCCGCCGCACCGCCAACGAGGTCGAGTCTGCCCGCATTGCGCAGCCGGTGAGTGAGGTTCACGGGGTCGATGGGCCTTCCGCAAACCACCTCGTCAACCATCGTGCAAAAAATCTCCTGCAAAGACGGGAAGTAGAACAGCGCTGGAGGCATGGAGTGAAGGTTCTCCGGCAGCTTTTCGGGCCATTGCAGCAGGCATGACAGAACGCCTTTTTCGGCTTCCTCGCTGGCTGGCAGCGGGCGGTTCAGGCCAGCTAGCAGTTCCTCGGCGGTGATGGGTTTTGCGCTCATAGGCAGGATTGGTGTTTGGGTTTCCGACCACTGTTGTAGCCGTTGTGGTTAGCTGGCTGAATCTTGTCGAAGTTGAATCCTCGCCAGCCCTGCATTGCCTGATCCATGCGGGCAATCACAGCGGGCCAGCCGTGGATGGCTGCCGCTCGCTCACAATCGCGGATTCCGGCCTCCGCCGCGCCCTGCGTCCACTCGAATGCCTCGCTTGCTATCCGGGCTTCAACGGCCTTGCTGGTGCGGTAAATCTGCCATCGCTGCCATGCTTGGCGAAACTCAGGCGGGGCAGTGAGGGGCAGAGTCACCGAGTTGGCTTGCTCGGCTCGCTGGCGGTTGAACTCTCGCCAGTCAGGTTTTGGAGTCTTGACCTTTGCCACAGGCGGCTTGTCCGCCTCTTGGGTGGTTAATGGTTGGTTCTTGGTTGGTTCTTGGGTGGTTAGTTCGCAACTGTTGCGGGATTGTTTCGCAGAATTTGCGGGATACCCCGCAGAATTTGCGGGATTATCTCGCAGAATTTGCGGGATAGGTTTTTCTTCATCCCGCAGAATTTGCGGGATTATCTCGCAATGGTTGCGGGATTGCTGGGGTGGTGATCCCGCAGAATTTGCGGGATTCTTGACCTCCCAAACGGCCACTCGGCCCATGCTTCCGACCTTCCTCAGCCAGCCCGATTCGTTCAGCTCGTGCAGGTGTTGCCAGACGGAACGCTCCGCCAGACCAGCTTGAGCCGCGATCAGGGATTGCGACGGCCATGCTCGGTTGTCATCTCCGGCGTGGTTGAGCACAACCGTCAATATCATGCGCTGGGCGCATGGAAGCTCGCTTTTCAGCACTGCGGTGAGAAGGTCAAAGTTCACAGGCTGAAAAAGTCGCCCCTACACAAGCACGGTTGGAAACACGACTCGCGGCGGTATCCGTGCAGGGTAGGGGCGTTTTAGAATGAGGTTTCATTACGAGTGGATGCCGGTTTCCAGTCGGCACTCATGGGTTGGGTTCAGATTGGACGTTTGCAACTACCACGTTGCATTATTCGGTGGTTTTTGGTGGTAAAGGCTGCTTGCGCCTCGCCTGCGCATTCTTCGTGTTTCGCGTGTTCAACACGGCGAACCTAGCGATAAGCGCCGGACCGGTGCAGTCCGGGCCAATGTTGGGCGACGCTCCCCGCCACCGGTAAGTCTGGTGCTCGCCACGCCGGAAAAGCGCAAAGCCCAACTTCTTGGCGTCGTCGTCCCAGCCGGGAAACTCCCGCCAAGTGATGCCCATGAACTCTTTCATGGGTTCGCCCTCCTTGCTTCGCGTATCGCGGCTTGAATAGCCTCGGCAAGCGAGGCGCTTTCAATGCTGCCGTTGGTCATCGGTCGCCAGAATGGCCGGTCAAAGCTCGGGGGATAGCCTTTGGGCCGGGGGCCGCTTCTCCAACCGAAGAGGCGGAGAGCGCAGGACATAATGCAAAAGGCAAGGAACAGGACGGGGCGTTTCATGGGACGAGGTTGTGAGCTTTGAGCTGTTGCAGCCAGTCGCGGCCAGCTTGGGTTGCATCGTAAGTTTGCTTATCCGGGTTCAGGCATGCCATGCCATGCCGTATCAGGCAGGCTATTGCTTTGCCTGCGGGGCTTTTGCTTTTCCACTTGTCCGCCAAAGGTTTGACGGGCTGCGGTTTGGCGATGATCTGGCGGAGTTCTGCAACGACCTCCAAGCCGCAAGATTTGCGGTTCAAACCGGCCAGCGTGGTTCGGCGGGTAAATTCAGCGGGACTCATGGTTGGTGCGTTTGATGGTCAAAACCCACACGAAGGGGTTGGCGGCGAGGATGGCTCTCACCATTGGTGCGCTGAATAGTATCGGTCGTTCTTTCATGTCAGAATTTCGCATCAGGATAAAGTTCGCCGTCGTTCAGTGTCGTGATTTGGGCCATGCGGCGGCGTGTCACGTCGCAAATCTGCTCCTCGACGGTGCCCGCCGCGAAGAAGATCACTTGGCGGCTGCGGCTCTTGCCTCCGGCGCGATGCACACGGCCCAAAGCCTGCGTCATGCTCACGACTTTGTTGGTGGGCAGAATGATCGCGGTTCGGGGAAACTCGCCGTTGATGTCGTGGAGACTCACGCCGACGCCACCAGCGTCGATGTTCGCCACAATCACGCGGCTGCGGTCGGCCTGGAAGTCGGCAATGCACGCCTCGCGATGTTGAGGGTTCTGCCCTCCGTAAATGGCACACTTGGTCGCTAACGCATCCATCAGCGCCATACGACAATCAACGAAGTTGCAAAAGATCGCGACGCTGCGGCCCTCCTCCATCTCCAAACGTGCCATCTCGGCGAGCGCTGGAACTTTGAGCCTTTCGGACTGGTGCCACGCCTCCATGTATGCCGATGCCTTGCGCATGCGGATTTCCTGCTCGCTGGCACCTTGCGCAGCCATGCGAGACAACAACTCCTCAGCCTCTTTGAAGGCTGCGGCGATCTTCTGCGTCTCCCCGGTGTCAAACGACTCGGCGAGGATTTGCGTCTCGGGAAAGCGGTCGCCCAAGTCGGCAATACGCACGCGAGCGCCGCGAGAGGGAAACACTCGGCGATGAATGCGAGCGAGTGCCTCGCGGCCACGTCTGCCGCCAAAGAACTTCCACACGATGCCGGAGCCTTCACAGTTGTGGTCGAGCATGAATTTCTCGAAATCCGCGCCGCCTGCGTGCAACCCGACAACTCTCCCAGATGCCCGCATCTCCGTGGGGTCACGCGCCAACGTGCCGCTGCAAAAGATACTTGGTATCTTCTGACGGATAGCAGCAATACCAAGCGCCTGCGTTTTCTTGCCGGTGCTCTTCATGTTGTGAGCCTCGTCAAAGATGATGATGGTGTCCTCCGGTTTGACTGTCCATGCAAAGCGCTTTCCTGACCCGTTGGGAATCGGTTCGATTTTGACCCATTCGCGATTCCCTGTTCGCAGCGATTCGTAATTCATCACAAACAGGGGTGGCTGCTTGCCGAAGTGGGCGAAAGCACGTTTCCAACTTGGAATGACTGCCAGCGGGCAAACGACGCCAACCTCCAAGCCGGTGGCGAGGGCGGCGGCAAGAGCTTGGAACGTCTTGCCCACGCCCATGTCGGAGCAGTCCCACGCACCTGGATAGCCCCACTCCTGGGGGCCATGCGTGACAGCGCGAAGTAGTTGCCGAGCTGGCTCAATTTGATACTCAAACAGCTTGCCCGCGATGTCGGCGGGCAATTCTGGCAAATCCAGTTGCACCGCGTCTGCTTCGAGCTGCATCTCGGCCTGCGGATTCACGAACTCGTTAAGCCTCTCCTGACCAATCGGAGTCAACCGGAGCTGCTCGCCATCGACGAGCAACCATTGCTGCAATATCCAGCTCCCATTGATCTGCCGCAGGCTGTAACCACGTTCGAGCCACTGGCGCTTGTGCTTCTTCCAAGCGGCCCGGAACGCGTGATCGTTGCCGAAGTGCAGCCGCATCTCGCGGAAATGGCACGTTCCCTCGCGTGTCATCTTCTCGTGAAGATGAGGCAGCGACAGACCGGCCACGTCCACAGGCGGGGCGACATCGGCAATAATGGCGAGTTCGGAGGTCATGAGGTGGCTTTATAGGCTCTATTCAACCACGCGATCTCGCATGTGCATTTCAGCATCCTCGCCGGGCAACGGTGGCATTCCGCTTTGAGCAGTTGATTTTTTGCACGAGGCGATGGCATCTTTGAAATGCTCAATCGACGGGCACTCGTCATCATCGCAGCCCGCAGATTCCACCACAGCTTTGCGCAGCCTTGCGGCAGCCATGAACTCGGGCGATGTGTCCGTGATGGGTTTGTGTGACAACGCCACAATCTCAAGCGGCATATCCGTCTCGATGATGCAAATCGGCGCATAGCCGGGCGCAGAATCCACCAGCCATTCCGGCAAACGTGGGTCGTCATGGTCTTTGCCATCATCATCTTTGTCCACGGCGTCGATGATCGTGACACCATCGGCAGGCATCTCAGTGGGGCCGATTTCCCAACCGTTGCGACCGTGATCTGCCTTAACGACCATGCCGTTGGAAAGAAGGAAGAATGTGCCGTAATGCTCATCCCACGAACGCTGATCGCGACCGGCAACAACCACGTCGTCAGAGTAACCTGAGAAGTAAAATGCGTGTTTCATCGAGTTGGGGAGTGTTGATGGTTTATGCGTCCTCGTCGGTCAGGAGCGACATTTGACGCTCCTCTGCGGTGATGTCCCGAGTCTCCACGAACTCGCCCGTGTCCTTGCGGAACAGCGCCTTCTTCTCGGGGTGGAAAATGCGATTTTTGTCGGCATCGACGCCGGAGCACTCAAAGACCCACTCGCATTCGACGGGTCGCTCCTCCTTGCCCTCCGACACGATGCCGCTGAGACGGTTCTGCTCTACCTGCACCATGTCGATGCGGCTCTTCCATTGACTGGCGGAGCTTTTAGCCTCGCGCTCCAGGTTGGCGATCTGCGGGACGGTGGCGGCCAACTTGCGCGACTCGGATTCGAGTTCGGACGGGTTGAGGGTCACAAACAAACTGCGTTTTTCGATGGCCTCGGGCCAGTCGTATTTTGGTGTGGTGGTGGGCTTCATGGTAGGATGTGCTGTTTTGTGCTATTCGAGGGTATTGATGGTGATGTGGCAACCGCTGGCCTCGTCCATGGATGCAAATCGTTTGATGACGCCGCTCGCGCAGACTTGCGCATCGTCGGGCCACATTTGAATCTGAGTCAAAGCGTCGAGGATGCCTTTTGCAAGGTTGTCGCAATCGGGCGTGCTGACGTGCCACGCCGGAGCGTCCGGCTTGATGGCTCCTTTGCTGGTGAAATGCGCCTTGGGGCGAGCAAACACCACAACGAGATCCACGCGAGTTGGGCCATGAAACACAGGCCGTGCAACGGAGGTCGCGATTGCCTGCTTGGCGGCGAGCATCACGCAAGCCTTCCAATTATCAGCGGTGCCAGGGTCATAGACGCCAGCGTGACGACCACGTACAAATGCGCGGACTCGCGGTTGTCCCTTGGGTGTGCCGGGTGCAAAGAAGCGGAGAGTCATGTCAGGCGGAGGGTTGCGACGGGTTTGTTGCTGGACTTGTCCCAGCCAGCGGAGACATCCGAGACGTTGCGCACGCCAAGCGGCTCCATTGGCCGTTGCTCATGGGCGAGGTTCCATGCCTTGACCTCGGCTTTCATGCCGATGGTCTGCCCAAGCTCCGAAAGCTGGTCGATCAGTTGTTCAATGCTCATGACTCGGCGGCCTCCAGTTCCTTGATGCGTTTGGCGGACCATTTGGGCCAGTCACGTTCAGCGGCGGTTCGCTGTTCGTCCGGCTTGGTTAGGATGTGGCCGGAGTGCTCTTTGAGCAGTTCGAGTTTTTCGATGGTGATGAGTTTCATGGTAGTTTATGGTATTAGGCAACATGACTCCAAAGTGTGCGGCGGATAATGCATGAAATGACATCGGCGCAAACATGGAACTCTTTGGCTAGTGCGCGGCCTGAGATGCCGCCGCGTGCGTGGCGCGAGCGTATCTCTTTAACTTGCGCCTCAGTTAGTTTGGCCTGGGGATTGCTTTCGCCTCGTGCAAGCCTCTCCGGCTGCGTGCGTGAGCCATTTTTATTGCCGCACGCGGCATTACAACGACCCTTCATAGCTTTGTCGGCCATGTTGTCGGCAGGCGTTCCAAGAAACAAGTGACGTGGATTAACACAGCCGGGTGTATCGCAATGATGACAACAAAATAGACCAGCGGGAATCGCTCCATTGTGAATGAACCAAGAAACCCGATGCGCTGGAGTCATTTTGCCAGCTACACGAAATTGCCCGTAACCGGCACGATCTTTAGCGCCGCGCCACATCCAGCAAGCATCGTTAATGGCAACCTTTTTCCAAAAGTTCTTTTGGTTCTTTGCGGTTAATGTTTGCATGATGAAGTTGTTTAATCTGCCAGAACCCAACGCCCCTTCTCTCCGGCTTCATTTTCGTAGCCGGGCCAAATCTTTCGCAAAGCCTTGGTAGCTTTGATTCGTTCAGGCGTCATACCTGTGTCATCATCCGGTGGAAGGCTTGGGCACCCGGCGTCGATGTGGTTGCGCAAAGAATCCAAAAAAAGATCAATGCGACTGAAACCTTCGGGCATACCTAATTGGCTTCGGGCGCTATCAGTTGGGCGATAAATACCACCAACAAGCGGCATATCTGCAACTCGACACATGGCGGGCCTGTCTTTATCAGACTTTGAAAGAATGATGAATGAAAATTTCGCCACCGACAGGTTGAGCCTAGTCATCATCATTTCGTGGCAATGGCCGTAAAACACTGCCTGAATGTTGTATTTCCACTGCCAGATGTCCTTTTCAAATTGCTTGGGGCTACGGGAGCTGGATTTCACATCGACCAAGTAACGGCAATGCCTTGGCAGTATATCCAAGCGCCATTTGAGCCAGCAATTCCAACGCGGATGGAAAAGGAAACCTGAGACCTCAGTATCCACGTCGGCCAATTCTGACATGGCATCAGGATTGCACGCAAGGGCGACTTGCAGCTCTCGGCATTCCTCCATGTAGCTATGGAATGTTTCAGGGGTCACAATTATTTTACCTGGGCACGCTGCTTTTGCAGCTTCCCAAGCCGCCGCTGCTCGCTTGGTTTTTGGGCCATACGGTTCGTTGGTTTTCGGGTTCATGGGAATATCCGCGACAGCAAATACCTCATGCCATGCCGTCTCGGGTTCCAATGTTGCCAGATGCACCAATGTGCCTGTGATCTGCGGGGCAGTGTCTTCTTTTGGTCGAGTAAGGTACTTGAACATCTCAGCAGCCGTATCACATTTCAGCAACGAGGCATTCACTGCGGGAAATTTGTGATACTCCTCCGCCTTGACGCGGCGATAGCCGAAGCGTCCGGGGATAGGCTCGCCAGGAAGCGGTAAGTCTCGATCTGTGAAGCCGTGCCAGTTCATGCGGTTGGTTGCGTGTGGGTTGGCAGCGCAAACATCAGGCCGTCAGTGGACGTGCTCACATCGGTGAGTGGCGTCATGCCGTTGACGACGGCAAACGCCTCCTTGATGACGCCTGAATACGGAATGTTCCACTCTCCGCGTCCTGATGCGGATAGATGGACTCGGCGCGTGGCTTTGCCGGTCATGGATGCCATGATCGTGAGTTGAGCCACGCCCTCTTTGAGGTCGCCATCGAGTCGCAGTGGTGCGCCGTTGGTGATCTTCATTTTCCGCACAAGGTCAGGATGAATGGAGATGCACAGCGTTTTCCCCTTGTTAAGCAAGGAGTATCCAAGCAAGACGCCTGCGGCGGAGCGGGCGGTCGGTTCGAGAGGGATGAGTTTCATGTTATTTCAGTGCCAAAGCGAGGTTGGAGAGTTGTTCGCCGGAGCATTCGGCAAAGGCAGGGGGCAGGTGCAGCGTCTTGTGCTGGCGCAACACTTCTTCCCATGAAGTGATTGCCTTGGCCCTTGCCCGGTGGTCGCAGAGTTCGGCACGCCAAGCGTTGATGCCCGCGTTGTCGGCGAACCGGCACCACAATTTCGCCATCGCGGCGTCTTGCAGGTCGCCAAGGACTCGCTCGCCCGCTTCGTCGGAAGGATCGGCCAGCATGCTCCACGAGGCTGCCGTTTCGGCGCTGCCAAGGCCAAACGTCGGGCAATGGCAGTAGTCCCGCCAGTGCGCCGTTTTGTCTGGCCGAGGCGCTTCGTTCGTCCGGGTGGGTTGCCCCAGGCGTTGCGCGTCGTCGTCGTCCCCGGTGATGAGGTGGAAAAAGTCAATCAGCGCGTAACGCTTGCCGTAGGTGTGCGCCATCCCCTGTCGCTGCGTGAGGTTAACACCACGGTTGCCCTCGGGAAACAAGACCTGGAACGGCACTTGGCAGGACTCCGCACCGCAGGCGACTTCGAGCGTGAGACTTTGCACCCAGGCTTCGTTGTCCTTGCGTGTCTCGCCTGGAAGGAACCCGACTGACAGCTTGGCGGCGGCGAGCGGTTGTTTGAGTGCGTCCCAAACGTCGGCATAGCTGGCATAATCGGAGTTGATGCCGGTGTTTCTGGCGGTCTTGACGACGACGATGCCTTGTGAGCGAACGGCGCTGATAGCTTCGAGAAGGAGAGGGGGCATGGTGGTAGTGGGTATTTTCTGGTATTACTTGCGGGCGAAAAAAGCCTTGAAGGTGTCGTGACCAAAGCGGCCCTGTGTCTCTTCGATCACGAACTCAACGGAGAGCTTGCCTTTGTAATTTTTGCTCGTGAGGAACTGAGACACCCCTTGTTGACACGCACCCGTTATGGCCCGGTATGCAACTATCATCTCCTGCAAGGTAGCCGTTGTTGCGGTCGTCCACTTCTGGTAAGCGGTCGTGTCGCGAGTGCCCATTTTGAGCAAGAGATCAGCGCGGGCGTCGTCCAGCGTTGCGCCGTGCGCAGTGTGGCCGTCACGTTGGACAATGTAGCTAATCTTCGTCTGCCCAACGATCTTCACATGTTTAATGCCGCCGCGAGAGCTAATGAGCTTGGCAAGGATGCCATCCTCCAATGTGAGGCTGTGAATAGCCAGTGCCGCGACTAATGCAGCGCGGCAAATTGCCTTGGCGGAATCGCCTGCGCCTTTTTTCGTGAGCTTTGGAAATGCCGTCTTGGTGTCGGCACCGCTGGCGTAGAGGGAGCCGCCCACAGTGGTGAGCTTTGGAAATGCCGTCTTGGTGTCGGCACCTCTGGCGTCGAGGGAGCCGCCCACAGTGGTGAGCTTTGGAAATGCCGTCTTGGTGTCGGCACCGCTGGCGTCGAGGTAGCCGCCCACAGTGGTGAGCTTTGGAAATGCCGTCTTGGTGTCGGCACCGCTGGCGTAGAGGGAGCCGCCCACAGTGGTGAGCTTTGGAAATGCCGTCTTGGTGTCGGCACCTCTGGCGTCGAGGGAGCCGCCCAC